GTCTACAGCCATAGATAATTCCTTCTTTTTCGTATTTACTTCATTTCCCATTACTCTTTGTAGGAGTTTTTGCTCTGCTTCAGTTTGCCTATATGTATCTTTCGTTTCGCCTTTTACTTGCTCTTTCTGCTTATTTATTTCCATTTCAGCCTGCATTACTTTGCCTTTAATACCTGCTTGAACAAGTTGTCTTTCAAGAGTTTCAATAGTCCCTTCTTTATCTTTTAAAGCTTCTTCCATTTGACCTAATTGACTTTGAAGTTGAGCTAACATTGATTTTCTCTGTGCTATTTGCTCTTTGTTTCGTATATCAGTTTCAGCTAAAACTGCAATATCATCAACAACTCCAAATTGCAATAATTCTTTTAACTCTGCTAAGTATGCCCATCTATTTACTGGTAAGGTAGAACCAGCAACAACACGAATATCTGCTTTCATTGCTTGCAAATCCATTGACTTACCTATAGCCTTACCCATATCATTATAGATAGGGATATTAATTTCTTGCTCTCTATCTTCTTGTAGAGCAGATGGTTGTATAATCCTAAATCTTTTATTAGCCGTATATGTAGCTTGACAAAATTGCATTATCACCCTACCAGTTTGTCTTAATGCAGGCTCTATACTATGAGCCATCCATTGCTTTACTCTTCTAGTACCATATTCATCAAGGGCTAACATACCTCGGAAAGTTTCATGTTGTTGTTTTGTGTCTCCTTGCATAGAAGCATATATTCCTGCTAAGTACTCCATGTCAGCTTTTCCCTCTTGTACCATAGTGAAAAAAGCACTAGATAATGGTGCTGGCATTACAGGGGTAGGTCTTTCTGAGCCAGGTCTCACAGGTAATAATGCACCTGGGGATGACGAATATTGGCTCCAGACTTCGGTATCAAGACTCCCTTCTTCGTATAACCATCTCAATGAAGAACCAAGAGAAGCGTTATGAACCATTATCTGATGTGACTTGTTGATTTCACGCTGCTTACCCACAAGAGGAGAAACAGCTGACATTGGGTATGGAGTACCTGTCCATTTAAAATGAAAAGGAATAATTGGATAATCTTTAATTGCCTCTGGAAAAACTCTTTCATATATAAGAGTATCTCCAACTACACAAGTTTGCTTTATTCTATTTCCATAAAATTTAACTGCATCAACAAGCATTTCTGAAAAAGTAGGGTCTTCTTCAAATAGTTTGAATTCCTTTTCACTCATAATTTGATTTTCAACTTTAGAAATTTCAGCTTGTAACTGACTTGTGTATTCTTGTTGGAAAGATTCAATTTGAGCAGCGGCTTGCTCTTGAGCCTTTCTCATTTCAAGCTCCATTCTCTCTGGTAGCATTTGACCATTATCTACGGCTTGTTGCATTTCAGCTTGCTGCTCAGCTAATTGAACTTCTAACTCAGCAGACATTTCTTGTATCCTCACTTGCACCTGCTCATTCAAGGCGTTTAATTGCTCTTTATCTGGAGGAACTCTATAGAATACATTTACGAAAGGAACTTTTATTTTTTCATATAATTCAAAATATTCCTGAACAACATCTTCCTTACCTTCTTCTGGGTCAACTGCAAGAATATCAGTATCATCATAATAGAAATCATGTTGCTCTTCATCTAAGGCTCTTGATGAAGCTGAATCATAACTCATATGTTCACTTTTAGCTTTTTTAATTTTTGCTTTGTATTCTGGATATAAAGCAAGTAAGTGACTCTTAGGTAAAACTTTCCTTACTAATATATAAGCAGCATCTCTAAAAAGAATATCTCTTGACTTAGGGTCAATAAATAAATCAAATGGCTCAGGTTGTTTTACAACAATTTCCCCCATACCATTATCCATATCAGCATCAATATCTATAAGCATATAACCAATAGATTTTGTAACGCAGTTATTAATAACATTTGAATATAAAGTATCCCCATCCGATAAATTCCAAACATATTGAGCTAAGTCGCTAAAAACAGCAGCTACATCAGAATCGCTACCTTCAACACCTACAGCTTGCCATCTAGGATTGTTAGCAGTAGCGTAATAATTTAGCATCTCAACAACTGGAGCAATCCTATTAATTGTAAATGTAGGCATCCCTTGCTCATTTAAATCTGTTTTTTCTTGCTGAGACAGTTGATTATCATTCGCAAATTCAAAAGCTTGCTGATTAACTGTCTTCCATTGCCATCTAGTAGGAGAATCTGAATTTCTAAATAATTCTCTTACTCTATCTGCTGTTTTCTTTCTAGCCATTATTTTCCTTCCTTATAACCTCTGTATGTGGCTTTGCCCCTTACAATAGGTCTATTTTTTGTTAGAGGCTTAGCAAATAAATATCTTCCTATATTAGCCTTGCTATTTAATTTTTCACCTTCATCTAAATCATAATTCCATAAATCTTCAAAGCTTCCATCTTCTTCAAAATATATATCATTTAATAATTCATCATATCCAAAGAACATTAACCTACCTCCCTGATCTGGATTTGGCTTTTTACGATTGTGGAATATTGCTGATGAAAAAGCAAGGTCAACTCTATCTTGAAGATTTTTACCAAATTTTGTCTTTGGATTTATATCAAAATAATTATCAGTAACAGTGAATGGGCTTTCTTCTTTGCTATATTTTTTTGGCTTATCAAAAACTGACCCATGACCATATTCTCCTTTAAAACCTTTCCACGGATTAGGATTTTTTAAATTCTTTTCTGAAAATTGAGTATCACTATCTAAAGGCATTTCCCCCTGATGCCACCTTGCCAATGTTTTTGTACCTACACTTCTTGAAATCAATTCAGATTCCCCTGGCAGCCTTGTAGTTGCATAAGCCCCATCTTTAGTTCTTACTTCTAATGCTGGGATAGCAACAGTGTCTTGATTAAGTGTTATCAATCTGTTTCTAAGAGAATATGCAGCGTGAACACTTGCTTCTAACATTGGTAAGTTTTCAATAGCCTCACCATAATAAGCTGAACCACTTGGGTGGTCTGTATTCCATAATGTATAATCAACACCAGTGTCTGAAAG